TGCATCATCCAAGGTCTCATATCGGAGATGTAATCAATACCTATCTCTCTTACTCGTGGACTCCTTACCCATATCCCACCAATATTAATTGATTGTTGCCGAATAGTGATGTTAGGAATACCAAATCCACCAGTAGTAATATTAGGTATGTCACGAATAGGATCCATAAGTAAGTATCCACTTATCCTTTAGTTTCTTCTATAGCTTCTTTGATTACAGTCTTCAACTGTCTTAATTTCTTCTTACCAAGACCTGCTCTTGTATCAATTTTAACCTTCAACCAATACACAAAGGCAAGTACCAGTAGAAACTGGATACCTTCACCCCATGACATGTTCCATGCTTCATTAAGATCTAATGATGCAGCAGCGAATGTGTTTAATAAGTTCATTGTTTAGGAATTTGTTTTTTATAATCTTGAACTGGTGGTTTGTATCCTTTTACATTACCAGTCTCAGGTGGATATGCTTTAATCAATTGATAGTATACTTCTTCTGCTACTATCTGTCTTATCTGTTCTGTCTTAGCAGTTTCCCTTTTTTCAGGACCACCAGTATAGTTGTCGATGGCACTATTGCCACCAACCACCGCACCAGTACCGACTACAACAACTGCTGTACCAGTAGATGCAATCTTTTGTAAGTCCATTAGAATCCGCCAGGAACAGGAAGACCCATGCTAGTACCTTTAGGAAGAGAAGCTTCTGCTTGAGGTGAAGGAAGTCCTACATCTCCTGTAAGAGCACCACCCATACCTCCTGTTACAGCTTCAATTGCTTGTTTTTTGATGTTATCAATAATAGCATCTTTATTGAGATATACAACCCCAACAGTACCAACGAGGGCAATAGATATAGCCCCACTTGCAATAGCAATTCCATTTATAATTTTTTGCATGACTCTAAAGTTTGTAAGGTTCTTTGTTATCAGTATCTGAGACACCAACTATCTTAAGAGGTGCTTGTTCAATACGAATTGTTTGAGTCGGTCCAGCTTTCGCTATGATCGCTTCAATATCTTGTGCTGTGACAGGAGGAACACCATTACCATTAACAGCATTACCATTCTTGTCCATCTTCATAGTACCGTCACCCTTTTTAGAAGCTGTCTGAATTCCAAAGCTAGCTAAAACTCCAGTAAACACCGAAGCTATAAAAGTTGGATCTATTTTTTGTTGCGGTACTCCTGGTATGGCAACATAATTTAAAGTCAATATCCCACCCGACCAGGCAAGAACGGTAATGCGAACAAATGTACTAATGATAGCAGCTTGTTCATCAGCATCGGGAAGAATAGCATCCTTTGCTTTACCAAAGAACCCCTTTTTCTTCTCTACTACTTCTTCTACCTTATCATCTAAAATTTCTTCAGCCATATTATTTTAACAACTGGCCCTATTTATACATTTGTAGGTTGCTTCTTCTTACCAATATTATACTTAGATTCAAGAGTCCATTCACTCTTTTCTTTGTAGGCAATAACTTTTATCTGACTAAGTGGTGCTGCATCAGTAATAGCAGACTCTTTAACAATGTTAACTAATCCCCAATCAGATAATAATTTTATAATTCTATTCCGTCTCTGTAAATCATTCTCAGATAAGTTTGCTTTCTTACCATCTAAAGCAAACAGTTCTTTAAAATGTACTATGTAATACTGTCCCTTCTTATGAAGGATGTGGCACGATTGATATAACTTCTTTTCCTTACGAGAAGCAACACCTATGCGAGTAAGAGTTTCACGAACCTTCAGAAAATCATCTGGTTCTTTCAAACTCACCTCAACCATATCGTCTTTTGTCCACTGGACTTCGACTTCATTCATTTCTTACCTCCTTTATTCAGTTTTTCTTTAATGTAATCTAGTTGTTTTGGAGTTAAGATCCTTAAGGCTTGAATTGCTTTTTCATTACTATAACCATAGTATTTTTTCACAAGGTCAAGATCTTTCACTTTATCTTTTTTGCCCCAAGGAGAGAATCTCTTCTTCGGTCTCACTGTATTTAGATAAAAAGAATATTGTAATTTCTTATCCAAGTTAGGATAACGATTCATCTCATTAGCAAATGCTAGTGTGTCCATGTGATGTGACAGGCATTTGTTAATGACATAAGGAGAATAATTCTTTTCCCAACCAGGATCATCTTGCATAAGATCTTCCTTGTTGTAATTAATACTATTCAAATAATCCTTTAGAGGATAACGATCATCATATGGCATAGTTAGTTAACACAAGTTCTTTACGTTCTGCTTGCTCTTTCATATAGTCACCTGTAGAACGCATACTATATGTTAAATCAAACTCAGCAGCATACCAATTTTTAAATCTATTTCGTATGACCTGAGTACTATTGTATGATATCATCTGATGGTTAGTCTGTCCATCACAATCTTTTGCAAACTGATCATGATCAAAGTACTTGTGCATCTCCCCTCTCTTACCATAGATAGGTATTCCAATCTCATAAGGAGGATCGAAATAAGTAAAGACATTCTTATCATCAGTTGCTAACTTCTCATAAGAAAGATTAGTTATCTTCCAGTTCTCTATCAACTTAGAATACTCTGGTAACTTCTCTATGCCTCGTAAACTAAAGTTACTGTCTGAGGCTTGTTTGGAGAAGGAACTCGATTCGGTAAGACCACTGAAAGAACACTTATTAACAATATAAAAACTAACAGCACGAGTGGTGAGACTGGCTCCTGCATCGTTAACCAATTCCTTACTTTCCAGAAAAAGGTCTTTTGCTTTTTCTGGTGTTGAGTATGCTGTTTTAAAAGTTCTGAGCCTGGTCGTAATTTCATCGCCTTCATGTTGTAGTTGTTGCCAAAAATTTGCTAGAGGTTCATACAAATCATTCACCCACACTTTCATATGAGGAAACTGTTTTGTCATGTATAGAGCAACAGAACCACCTCCAAGAAAAGGTTCTCTGTACTCATTGTACATACCCATCTCTGGTAAGTATCGTGACATCTTTGTGATAGCACGTGACTTACCACCTGGATAACGAAGAGGGGTTTTCAATGATTTCATTTTTTAGTAGTGTTGCTTCGTGTTCTGTTGTGAATTGCTATGAACTTATCTCCAGCAAATGTGCCACCAAGACACACTTCAATCTCATCACCATCTTTCCAATTGGTATCACCATTCATTTTGGTGTGAGTCATTGCTAATTGAATTTGATCAATTATCTTCTGGGTGATTCTCATTTTTCATCATGTGTGTGCTTAAGTTTACCAGACATTTCGTATGCCTCCTTATTTCCACCATGACCGTGGGCAATACCCAACTCATGCATCTTAGCATGTTCGTCAATAGGATCTCTTAGTTCTTTCTTACCTGCTCCTACTGTAAGATAAAGTCCATAAGCAACTAAACCTAAAACAACTAAACCAAAGAATAAAATAAATCCTTGATCTGGTGTTAGATGTAGATGTGGGATTAAAACATCAGGTTGTTTCTCCCATGTACCAGGTAAATTATACACTGATGGTTTTGATAAAAAAATCATTAATAGTACCTCTCTGTATCTAATCCTCTATTGAGTTCAACAACAATAGAATCCATAATTCTATTAAAAGATCTTGACATCTGACGATATCCAGATCCAACATATATCTGTCCAGCAAATACTGATACAGTTGCAAGACCCCAGAATATATAATAAAATCTGGACTTGACTTGGTTTTTTTGTTTCTCTTTAGTAATCATAATTAAATAAAAGTTGCAACAAGAACCACTCTTGGTTTTGTCTTTGGTACATTATGTGTATGATATCCATCAAAGACAACCACATCATCTTCTTTGGGATCATGGTATCCACTTTCCGCTATGGTTTCACCACCAGCATCTGTTAAGTATATTAACATATTATGATGCTCATGACGATGATCTACATGAATATATGTAGTATCAATATTAGGATCAGGAAAAACCATGTTAACAGCCATCCTTAAAAATGAATTTATTCTAAACTCATTATGATTAAAGATTTCTTTACATACATCTAAAGCAGTATCAAAATATCTTTCTGGTTGAGAATAAGGTTCATTCAATGTTGGTCTTCCTAATAAACCATGTATAAAAGTTCTAGCATGTCCCATCCTATCTAAATTCATCGATGGATGATAGAACTTAGTCTTTGCCAAAGGATCAGATTTATGAAACTCATCACTCTGTTGCTGTTCATACATGTACCAAGGAAAAGATTTAGACAAAACAAAATTCTTAAATTGATAATACAATTTTGTTTTTGGGTTGTCTAATTGTCTCATTTGAAATCACACTCCAACATAATCTGTGTAAGACATGCTAATAGATTAATCTCTTGATCTACCACAAAGGCAGACTTGTATTGATACTCTGCAATGATAAGTACAGCAGCAGCAACACTTGGTCCCTCCATAATAGGAGAAAGACTGTCATACAAATTCCTCATTATAGCAGTAGGATCACTATCTAAATTCTGTGTTACCCACTTCTTAACATCATTAAACTTCTTATTCCTAAGATGATCTACAAGAGTATCAATCTTAACATCACCTAACGCTGCGAGGATTCCAGTATCGATAGAACCTGTTGAACTATATCTTTGGAGTTCGTTGAGTGTTCTTCTGAAGTCTGGGAAGTACTTTTGGACAACTGTGGCAACCACTTTGTCATTGAACCGTACTTCCTCTCTGGTAAGGATGTCTCT